CGGTGGTCGCCGTATCATTAATCCGTTATAGGTTACTGTTGCGGTCTTGAAGTTTCAAAATCTGCTTTAGTCCAGATTTCAATTTCTTGTACTTTAATAGTAAATTGTACTGCAGTTGGAGCTAGTGATGTTCTATAAAACGAAGGCTGATTTGGCGCAAAATTGACTGTTATGCTATCGACCACACAGGGTTTAAACTTATATAGATATGTATCAGTTGGTCTAAAGTTTATCTCTAGTATTTCTGGATATGAAAAGAATACACCACCCAAATTTGATATACCAGGCAAAGAGTGATATCTAAATGTTTGCACAATATTGTTTATGACTTCAGATTCGGCCCGAGATTTTGGTATAAAGATCCAACTAAATTGGTGACTTCTAAAATTTGGTGACTTAAAGAGAACTGCTTGGAAAGGATTGGTAGTAATACCGGTAAGTACCGATACACCACGAGTAACTTCAGATATAGCACCTTCAATTGTACCAACAGGAATTCCTGCCGCGCCTGCAATTACACCTGCTATAGCACCTGGAGCTGCTCCAGCTCCTACTCCAGCCGCAGCAATTAGAGGAGCACGTGCAATATTTGCAACAGTACCTGTTCCGGCCGCACCTATTGCTTCAACAATCGATCCCATAACGGATCCTAAATTTTCATTTGCATATTGAATATCAGTTTGTTCAACTAAATTTGAAGGTATGGGTAGATTAATCTTCATCACTTCATTATAGAAAGGTCGATCATATATTGACCTTCTGGTATATTCTTTGAACTGCATACTGATATATGGTACGTCTGACTTTAAGTCACTAGGAAACTTTAAATTTTGCTGAAAAGCCCCCGCTAAAGTTGCTTGTTCGTCAAAAAGTGCAACGGCATCACCAACGGCAGCTAAACTTGCAATTGCAGGAGCTGCTCTTAAAGCATTACCTAGAAAACGTCTAACACTCATTTGAACTCTCTATAAATACTATTGCTTGAGTCTATTTATCCATGGAACCTAAGATGCCGAAGTACAATCAGGGCTTCTTTAAACCAAAGAACCCGACCAAATATAAGGGCGATCCTACAAGTATAGTCTATAGATCCGGTTGGGAACTCAGACTAATGTCTCATTTCGACATGCATTCAGATGTAATTTGGTGGTCGTCAGAAGAGAAGATCATCCCCTATAGATCCCCCGCTGACAACAAAATACACAGATACTTCCCTGACTTTCTTATACATATAAAGACCAAAGAAGGTAAGAACGAAACCGTATTGGTTGAAGTCAAGCCCAAGGCTCAAACTCAGCCACCGAAGCAGAAAGAAAGAAGCAAGAGGTATTTGACTGAGGTAGTAACTTGGGGAGTCAATCAAGCAAAATGGAAAGCGGCCGAAGAGTTCTGTAAGGATCGTGGATGGCAATTTAAAATTCTCACAGAAGATCACATCTATGGTCCAAAGAATAAATAACTAATAAAGAGAGAAAGAACTTTGGCTAGCTATATTTTTCAGAAAATTGCAAAGTTTGGTCGAGCTGACGGTATAGACCAGACAGTTAGGCAAAGAGATGCACGAACTTGGTTTCGTGAAAAAGCAAGTGCAGTTAGGTCCGTCAACCGCAACCGATTGATGCAAGATCCGGATGCGGATAATCTTGAGACTAAGATTGATCAAGAGTCAATCGGCAACATGTACTCTTTCTTTTATGACCCAAAGAACAAAAAGACCCTGCCATACTACGATATGTTTCCACTTGTCTTTATAATTGGGCCAAAGCCTGGTGGGTTTTTGGGTATCAATCTACATTACTTGCCACCGGTACTTCGAGCAAAGCTCATGGATCAACTTTATGCAATCACCAATAATAAGAAATATGACAATAGTACTAAGTTGATTGTGAGCTATAAGTTATTGAGTGGTGCTGCTAGGTATCGCTATTTTGAACCTTGTGTGAAGCACTACCTATTTCCACACGTGCAGTCAAAATTTCTTAAGATAGAACCTAAATTCTGGGATACCGCATTGATGTTGCCAACAGAGAAGTTTGCCAAGGCAGATACAGATAGGGTATGGAATGACTCAAGGAGCAGAGTAATCTAATGGCATTCAATATACAAGAATTTGCTAGTAATATAAGTGACCATGGTGTTATTCAAACAAACAAATTTATAGTTACTATTCAAAATCAAAATTTTCCTAATAATTTATTTAATGACACACTTGGAGAACAAGCATGGACTTTTAGAAATATATTTGGTATTCTTTTAGATAGAATAGAATCTGTAAAATTACCAGGATTACTTATTGATACAGTTGCTTCTGCTAGATATGGTATAGGGCCTAATATTAGTTCAGGAACTAATGTTAGATTTGATCCACTTTCTATTACAATATTATCAGATAAAGAAATGAGTATACACAAATTTTTTATTGCTTGGTTCAATTATGTTTTTAATGGAATGAGTGGTAGTAGAGGTAGTTCAACTAGTACCTTTTTGAGTAATTATAAACAAGAATATGCAACTGATATAACAGTTGAAGTTTATAAGAATATCAGCCAGGCCAGCGCTAGTTATAGATTTTTTGATGCATTCCCTATATCAATATCAGAGCCTACTTTAAGTTGGAACTCTAATAATACTTTATATAGATTTGATGTAAATTTTCTTTATACAAATTGGATAGAAGAATTGCAAGATCGAAATGTAAAGTTAACAAACAGCTAAATTTAATGGAGTGAATATATTATGCCGCTACCTAAAGTAAAGCATCCTATTTTTGAGTTTACAGTACCATCTACAGGAAAGAAAGAATCTTTTAGGCCGTTCCTTGTTAGAGAAGAAAAGATACTTCTTATGGGAAAGGCATCGGAAGATCCTGCTGATTCTTTGAGGGCTGTAAAGCAAGTTGTTAACAACTGCTATCTTGGTGGTGGGCTTGATATTGATAAGCTTTCCATCTTTGATCTTGAGTATTTGTTCTTGCAGATTAGGGCTGTGTCCGTAAGTGACATTGTTACAGTCTCCTATAGAGACAATGAAGATCAACAGGTTTATAACTTTGATATCAACCTAAAAGAAATAAAGGTAAAGTTCCCCGACAAGATTGATCCAGTTATTAAAATAACTGATACTCTTTGCCTAGTGATGAGATGGCCAAGTGCATCTGTTTTGGATGATAAGACGTACTTTAAGGTAAGTGAGGATTCTTACTATGAACTAATCCTCCGATGCTTGGACAAGATCTATGATGGAGATGAAATTTATGATCCTTCAGAGTATACACTCAAAGAGTTAGAAGAATTTTTGGATGACTGTGGCATATCCGTGCTAGAAAAGATCCAAGACTTCATGGCGCAGACTCCAAGACTTTATCATAAGCTCACATATACAAATAAGAACGGCAAGGAAAGAGTGATTGAACTCACCAGCCTAACTGATTTTTTTACATTGCGCTGAGTCATAATACGCTAGAGAACTACTATCTTACTCTCTTTGCACTGATTCAGCACCACAAGTACTCTATCAAAGAAGTAGAGGGACTTATACCATTTGAACGCGATATCTTTGTCCAGATGCTTCTGAGATTTTTAGAAGAGTTAAAGGAACAAAGAGAGCGGTAAATGGCGGTTGATGATAAGACACCTAAAAAGTCTGATGATGAAAATTGGATCAGATCATATTGGAGACCTGCCATGGGCTGGCTCTATATGCTTATCTGCTTCATGGACTTTGTATTCTTTCCTTTGCTAGCAATGTTTATTCCGGCAATATTAAAGAATCTAGGTGTAGTTGATGGTGCATATGCACCATGGGTCAGTTTGACACTTTCAAATGGTGGAATGATACATATGGCTTTTGGCGCCATCCTTGGTGTAACTGCTTGGACTAGAGGCATGGAAAAAATCCGCGCCGCTGATAGGAGAGACTAATGGCTGCATTACCAAGAGCAACTGAGTATTCAAGAGCAGAAAGTACTAGGGCTGCAGCTAGGCAAAAGCCAGATCGTAATACTGATGATCTTCTCAATAAGATTATGTCCATTGGGACAGAAACCGATCCTCTAACTAGTTACATTAAACTTCAAACTGAGAAGTCTGAGTTTAAGCAACAAGAAATTGCAGATAAAATAGACTCATCATTGAACAGCTCTACTGGTTTGGCGATGGAGCAGAATCAACTACTACGCCAGATTATTGATGAAATAAAGAAACTAAAACCATCAAGTACAAGCGGTGGTGGTAATGGTCGTAATAGACCCGGTAATAGAGGTAGATATGGTGCTAAGGGTAGAGAAAGACTTGAAAGAAGACAAGCAGCTAAACAAACCGCCACAAGGCCACCATCTCAACCTACAATAACAACAGAAGCTAGACCTGCTCAAACGGTAGCAAGACCAGGAGTTACTTCTGGCGTCGGAAGAGCTGTTGGAACTAGTGCAGTATTAGGTGCTGCTATTGGCCAAGCTACTGGTCAAGACGCATTACAAGCCGGTGCACAAGCGGCACAGTCAGCAGTTGCTACAGTTGTAATAAGTCAAGCAGCAGAACAAACTATTAAGGAAGTTGCATCTAGATTTATAGGCAGAACCGTATTATCAAAGATACCTCTTGCAGGTCTTCTTGCTAGTCTGTGGTTTGCTAAAAAAAGAGTTGATAACGGAGATTGGGTTGGAGCTGGACTTGAAGTCTCTTCTGGTGCTGCCGGCACTTTAGGTGCTGTAACATTTGGTCTAGGTACTGCAACGTCGGTAGCAATAGATACAGCCCAGCTTACAAGAGATGTATATAAAGCTCTTTATGGAAAGTTCCCAGAAGAAGAGGAAAATGAGCAAGTTAGAAATGCTAATCTAGCAGCTATAGGGCCTGCAATTACCAGAGCTTTAAATGAGCTTATCAATAGAGCGCCCAGACCAATACCTCCACAAATTAATGACGAAACTAGAGCTAGATTGCTTGAAATTTATAACCTAGCAACGGAAAGTGAGGAAGCAAATAGTATCATAGGTGAAGATACTAGAGCAGGTATTGGCCAATTCTTGCGGTCAAATTTGTCATCTGGTAGTGGTAAACAAGCAGAAAGAGCTAGACAAGCAATTGCCAGTATTATGGCAAGACTCGAGCCATTGGTAACGTCAAGATCTTCATCAAGTAGAGTCTCAACCTCACAGTCAAATATGGAACCTAGTAGTTTAGCAACACCATCCGGAAGTCAAACAACAGTAGCTCCAGCTCCGATGACACCTAGAGGATCAATTACTGGTAGCAGAACTTTTGCAAACTTAAGTGCTTATACGTCAAGTACACAAAGTAAAGCGGACCCTGCGAGTCAACAAACACCGGCAACAGGTTCTCGTATCACAGGATCCTCAGGTAGAATTATGGCAGGAACTGCGGCTGCTAGTTCAAGTCCATCAGTAACTACACCAGTGGCACGGCCAGCGGCTACAACTACAGGAGGATCAACTGTAACTGGAAGCTCACAACAAAATGCAGGAGTTACAGGTGATTTTGCCACAGAGCTCAATAGAGTCTCTAGCAAGTTCAATATCAATCCTGCTGATTTGCTAGCAGTTATGAGATCTGAGTCAGGTCTGAATCCTCAGGCGGTCAATCGTGATCCTCGCACTGGCCGTGGCACCGGTGCCACGGGTCTAATTCAGTTTATGCCTGCCACTGCTAGATCTTTAGGCACTACGGTGGAAGAACTGCGGGGAATGACTGCAGCTCAACAGATGCAGTATGTAGAGAAATACTTTGATAGTGTCAGAC